AAAATTGGCGGGAATATGGTGCAGTTGCTTGCTTACAATCGTGGTAAATCCTTAGAGGATACATTAGCTCAATTCCCCACCTTGGTGTTGGAGAGTGATGATGAATTCACATGGGAACTGATTGGTAGCTCTGCTCGTAATATTCAACTGGTAGAAGCCCGTATCGGAGCAACTACAATCGCATCAACTGATTTTAATATCGGTGCTGGTGGATCAAGTTTTAAACTTGTATTCGGTGAAGACTGGTTTGCTAATGGTGATGTCATCGTTGGTGAAAAGAATGAAGTCTACCCACTGCGTATCTTAGGTGAAGCTTCGTTTGAAGGAACTAATGCTGTATATACAGTAGAACTCATGGGAGTTAATCCTAATGGAATGCCTGGTGAAGAACTTGTCTCTGGAAAACGCTTCTCTAAAGAATTCTCTCCAGTAGAATCTGAAGGTTCACGTAAAGTTGGTGATCTGCATTTTGCTAGTCCTTTGGCTATGCGTAATGAGTTCTCTAAACTTCGTATTCAGCATAAAGTGTACGGAAGTATGCTTAAACGTAAATTGGTAACTCCAATCCCTGTAACTCCAGTTAATGGTGGTAAACCTCAGTTATTCCCAATGTGGATGCACTATGTGGATTATCAATTAGAAGCTGAATTCTCTGCTGACAAAAACCGTCTGCTTATGTTTGCTCGTAGCAACCGTGACGAATGGGGAAATTATCAGAATGTAGGTCAATCAGGTAACGTTATCAAACAGGGTGCTGGTATCCGTGAACAAATGGAAGTTAGTTATACTCACTTCTACTCTACTTTCAAATTGAAGGTTATTGAAGACGCTTTATATCAGTTGTCTGAAAGCAAACTTGGTATGGACAACCGTACCTTCGTAATGAAGACTGGCGAACGTGGTGCTGTACAGTTCCATAAAGCTTGCCAGGAAATTGCTAGTGGATGGAATTCATTTGGATACTTAGGTGGTAACGCAGCCAACCCTGCAATCATCCAGAAAGTAGCAAGTCCTCTTCATGATAATTCTCTTAGCTTTGGTTATCAGTTTACCGAATATAAAGCACCTAACGGTGTTACTATTAAGGTAGAAGTTGATCCAATGTATGACGACAAAGTTCGTAACAAACAATACAAAGATGGCGATCCTTCTAAGGGTGTAGCTGAATCTTACCGTTACGATATCTTCTTTGTAGGTAATCTTGATGGTGGCATGGGTGCTCCAAATATTCAGATCGTTAAGATCCGTGGATATGAAGGCGACTTCCGTGGTTATCAATCAGGCCCATTCGCAAACCCATTCACAGGAGCTGAAAATATTCAGTATGCTTCTACAGATGAGGATGCTGCAACTGTTCATAAGATGGCTACCCTTGGTGCTATCGTTAGAGATCCGTCTCGTTGTATATCAATTTTGCCATACGATTTGGCATCTTAATAAAAGATTACTAACTTTGCTGCGAGTTCGGGCTTCGGCCCCTCTCGCACTTAGTTTTTAAATCTTAAAAATGTTTTATGGAAGAGAAGAGTTTTTTACAGAACAAAAAAGTTCTAGTTAAGTTTGTAGGTAAGAAGGGTGGATTCAATAATGGTAAGGGTCATGTTCTAGAGGGTGGCAAAATGCAAGGCACATATACTAGATTTCCTGCACCAATGAATGCCTCTGGAAGTATTAAAGAATTTTTGACAAAAGATGAGATTGATTTTTTCTCCTTAAGACTAGGCGATAATCTATCTTCATCAAATAAAGATTATTGGGAGAATTTTGGTATCTCTCTAACCAAGGAAGATATGGTTTTAGATTTATCTGATCCATTACAAATGTTACAATTTAAGGCACTGCATAATTATCAAGCAAAGATTTGTACGAATCCAGCTGACTTGACAAAGAGGGGAACATACCAGTGGTGTCTATATAATACAGATGATGAAACGCTTACTAAGAAATCAATTCTTGACTCTCAGCAGAAGGCTTATATTAACTTCGGTGCAGTACAGCAGAACCGTGATATCTTATGTTACCTTTATAGGAATATTGAAGGTCGTATCATTAGCAAAGAAAGTCCGCTTAATGAAATCCAAGGTAAATTCCTGGATATCCTAAGTAACAAATACGTTAAGTTGAATCTTTTACTTGCAGATCAGTATTTAGATGAGAAAGTAATTATTAATACAGCATATGAGTTGGGTATCATTTCAGAGAAATCTGGCGAGTATACCGACATTAAGTCTGGGAAAAAATTGTGTAACGAAGGTAGAGCAACCGAACAGGTAGCTGCTGAGTTTTTATCACAACCAAAGAATCAAGACTTACGTTTAGAGTTAGAAGCTAGAATTAAAGTTGCTAAAGATTAAGTATGACTACTACAGATTTTAGTGTTGAATTTGACTTACTATACAATAACGCTCTAAGCAATAGTGCTCCAGAGATTAACCCTTACGAGAAGAGTTTATTTTTAACTCAGGCTCAAGAGGAGATAATTAAGGAGGCTTATGACGACAAAAAGAAGGGTACTTCATTTGAGTCATCTGAGGCCATTAGGAGACGTTTAGAGGAGCTTGCTGTAACACAGGTTGCAGTTTATCAGCCCACATTAAATAGTGCGTTAAATGACATTAAAATGTCTGTTAACTCAAAGTTCTTCGAGATTGAAAATAATGTTTGGTATTTATTATATGAGCGTTGTAATACCACGACTAAACAACTATATATAGTACCAACTGCCTTAGATCAATTTAGTATGTTAGAGGACAATCCTTTTAAGATGCCAAATAGAGATCGTGCATGGAGACTTGATGTTAAAAATACTATTAATGATATAAAGGTGGTAGAGATTATTTCAACACAACCATTAGCATCATATTTTTATAGATATTTAAAAGAACCAACACCAATTGTATTAACTGACCTAGATGTGTTATTTCCAGGAATGGATCTAACCATCAATGGTGTCAGTGCCGAAACAGGATGCATATTAAATAGTGAGGTTCATAGAATAATTCTTAAACGTGCAGTAGAGTTAGCAACTGCTGCATACAAAGAAAATAGCTTATCGAATAATATACAATTAAATAATAGAAACAATTAAAATTTTAGATTATGTCTGGATTTAGTACACCCGTAAGGGACTTATTTATTACTACCGCAGTAGCCGCTGAAACTACTGCTGCTACTTTCATCGCTTCAGCCTCTAATGGAGAAACCGCCGTTCTTAAAAAAGATGGTTCGGCTGCTGCTGCTAAAGGTGAAGCTGCTTACGTTATTGGGAAAGATTCCAATGGGCGTATCAAAACATCTGACACATTGCTTCCAGGTCAAATTATCTCTGTAGTTAATACAGCCCCTGTAACTGTTGTCCCAGCTTATGCATCTTTTGATGTATCTGTAACTAATGTTGCCGCTGGTGATGTTTATGAAGGACTTGTTAGAATTCAGGAATTTGGATCTCGCTCTGTATTGGACGAATATCCTGCACCATTCAATTATGTGTTTGCAAGTGGCAACACTGTTGATGATGTAGCTGAAGGTCTTATTAAATCATTAAGCTTCGAATTCTCTAGGGTTGAAGGTAAACATGACAAGTATATTAATAATATCACTGGTTATGACAAAGTATTTACTACCGAAGCTGCTGTAATCGCAGGTAAGGCTACATTGACTAACGGTACTTTTATTTGGGTTATCCAGAATAACAAGGCTTATATCGTTGCCGATAAGACTGCTGCAACATTTGCGCTTATTGCTACTACCGAAAAAACCGATTGGGCTGTAGAACTTGCTGCTGGAACCGCTGAATCTTTGAATGCTAACCCATGGTTTCATTTTATTAAATTAGATGGAGCTACTCCTAAGATTTATATCATCGCTAAGGATCAACCTAGCACAGATAATAAAATGTCTGGGTATGATGTTAATTTTAAAGTTGGTTTGAGAATTCTGGACTCTGTTGATTTTAGTGAAAATTCAACTGTTACTGTAACTAATACTGGCAAGGTAAGTTCTCCTGGAGCTGGTAAGAAAGTTCGTGCTCTCGAAGTATTTGCTAAAGGTCATACTGGAGATTTCTATCGTGGTGTAGGTTATCCTAACAATTTCGATACCACTTATGATGCTGATAAATCTGTAAATTATTACATGATCACTGTTAAATTCAAACAGTCTATGCAAGATATTAATTCTCTATCTGGTGATCCAGCTCAGAAATGTCTGCAAATTGCTAGTTCTACTTCTGCTGCTGCTACTACTTTGTATAATGCATTAGTCGCACTTATCTAAGAGTTTAGTTTTACTCTCATATAATTATTACTCAAGGAGTCATCATTAATTTGGTGATTCCTTTTTTTATTGAATTATAATACCTATCTTTGCCACTAGTTTTTATTATTAACTAATATTTAATGCTTTATGGGTAGTAACAAAGAGATTGATAGGATTGTGGATGAGTTTTTAAGTAGAAAGTATCTATTAGAAATGGGTCGCAATAAACTAGCTAAGTACCTAAGGACTGATGTAGAAAATATTTTGATGGCTAAAAAAATAGTTAGAGATATGACCAACCCAATGGAGACTATCAAATTAAGAGAAGATAGGATTTCTGTTAAAGAATTTAGAAGCAATAAAGGTTTATTTGTATCTAATAATATACTTGTTATAGGCGATACACACTTACCATATGAAAAAGAAGGTTACCTAGAATTTTGTATAGAGCAATATAAAAAATGGAATTGCGATACTGTAATACATATTGGTGATTTAATTGATTCTCATGCAACATCACATCATCCATCAGTACCAGAGGCTTACTCTGCTGGTGATGAACTACAGTATACTATTCATAAATTAAAGGCTTGGTATAAAGCATTTCCAAATATGAAGGTAGTTTTTGGGAATCATGACATCAGAAGTTGGAAAATAGCATCTGAGAATGGCATTGCATCTAAATGGATGAAGGGTTTTGCGGAAGTTCTTGAGGTTCCAGCTTGGGAATTCGAGGAATCATATGAAATCAATGGTGTTTTATTTACTCACGGCACTGGTACGTCAGGACAAAATGCAGCTCATATGAGAGCATTAAACTTAGGTCAGTCTGTAGTTATGGGTCATCTTCATACAGAGTCAAGTATAATCTATCACCAGATAGCCAATCAAACTATCTTTGGCATGATCGTAGGTTGTGGTGTAGATGAGAAATCTTATGGTATGAATTACGCTAAGAACTTTCCACGTAAATCAATTACAGCTTGTGGAATCATTTTGGGTGATCAGCCTATAATCTCAATAATGCGGTAATGGCAAAGAAACGTGGCTTCAGTTTAAATGAATGGATTCAACAAGGAAGTCACAGCAAGTACTTTTTAGGATACAGATTATATGTTTTAGAAGTTTATAATGATGAAGAAAGATTTATAAAGATAGGGCGAACTTTCACTTCAGTATCACAACGATACTCCGAGGAGGGAAGTTTACCCTATGGTTATGTAGTGCTAAAGGAAGTTGAAGATACCCCTTATAGAATCTTTAACTTAGAGACTAAACTTAAAAGACAATTCAAAGAATATAAGATCACTCCTGAAATTAAATTTTGTGGTAGTAGTGAGTGCTTCGACATAGAAATTACAAAATTCATAGAAGATATAAAATAACATGGCAACACTTAACGAGTTATATTACTCACTTAGAGAGAGTTATAAATTATATTCAGATGATGGCAATATTAGCAATGAGTATTTAATTTACAAAATACATATTGGTAGAAACCTATTACTGTCACAGAAATTCTCATCACGATCTTTTGTAATACCAAATAAAATTAGACAGCATTTTTATCTTGAGACCGAGTTGGTTGAAGGTAATGAATTTGTCAGTGGCTTATCCACTATATTAAGGACTAAAGATCCAATCCAGACTCCATTGGAACCATTCAATTTTAAATCTAATATGAGGGTTTCTACTGGTAGTTACACTGACTTAAACTTTACATTAGTTGGTCCAGATAGATTGCCATTTGTTGGTAAAAATAAGTGGCTACAAAATCATGTATACTATACTATTGGATCAGACTTTAGATTATATTTTGTATCTACCAATCCAAGAGTTAAGGCAATAGAGAATATTAAGCTTAGTATGGTTTGCGAGAATCCTGAGAAAGCTTGGGTATCTTCTGTGGATTACGACCCAGCAATTGAATTTGAATATACTGAATATCCAATGGAAGGTGATATGATTATACCATTAACTGACATGATACTCAAAAGCTTAACTATTAACTTACAATCACCAGAAGATAAAACTAATGACTCAGAGTCGAACTCATAAGATACATAGTGATTACGGTGCCAATGATTATTTTATTTATTACAAGAAGAATGGTGGCACATTAGACAGACACGTTTTTGGGGTGGTTTTAAAGGATTTAAACCTCGCAATTGCCGAAGAGATACTCAAGGGCTACTGTTTTAAAATGCCGTCTAGAATGGGCGTTTTAGTGGTTACTAAGAAGAAAGAGTTTGTATCATTCAAAGATGGCAAGGCAGTTACCAATAGGCCTATAGATTTTCCAGCAACATTAAAGATGTGGAAGGAGTATCCTGAAACTAAAGAAGATAAAA